CACCGCCCCTTCACCACGCTGGAAAAGGCAGCCCTACAGAGCCTGGTCGAGCCCGAGGAATACCTGGTGCTCGACGGTATGAGCGACAAGGACTGGAGCGAGCGCATCGGCAACGCCGTACCACCGGCCGCGGCCGAGGCCATCGCCGGCGTGATGGGCACCACCCTGCTGCTGGCCGAGCAGGGCGAGACGTTCATGCTCAGCAATACGCCGATCTGGGTGCGCCCGGTTGCGGTGGCGCTGAGCGTCGCGCAACAGGAGGTAAACCCGTGAACACCGAACAGTTCATTCGCAACGCGGCCGCGCGCGGGCTTTCCCGCCGCGCAACGATGCAGGCCCTTGGCCTGGGCCGCTGGAAGTTCGACCTGATCATCGGAGCTATGGGGCCCATCGAGTGGGCCAAGAACGGCACGACGCTCGGCAACCGCCTGGCCTACGAAGCGTCGCGCGGCAGGTTCACGCCGGCGCAGGCCGCAGCGCTGGAGCGCGCGCACGAACGCTGGAGCGAGAGCCGACGATTCACCGTCGACGGCGTGACCGGGACAATCGCCGAGCTGGTGGAGCACTTCCAGAGCCCGGTCCACGCAACGACCGTCCGCCGCCGCGTCGCCGCCGGCATGAGCCTGCGCGACGCGCTCACCACCCCGCGCCAGCAGCCCAAGCCCGGGCGCCGGCATCCCTGGAACCATCGATCACCATGGGCCTAGTTCACTTCAATAGGGTCGACGCAATTTGAAGAAGGACGGCTGCAGCCGCAGCGAATGCGGCGATGCTGTTCCATTTAGCTTGAGCACGCAGTGTAGGGATGAGATCCCCACCATTCACCACTGTTACCTTCCAGTAATCGCCATCTGGCTTTCCGCGCAGTTCCTTTGGCGGCTCTACTTTCACCACCGCAGCGATTACCCAGCATCCCGCAGAGATCAGCCCGGCCACAAGTGATGCACTGGAAACAAACGAAGCCAAGCACATTGCTTCCTCCATTGAAATCCGATTCGCGCTGAACCTAACCCATTTCATTGCACTTCGCCATCAGGCGAGAGGTATTCCTATGTCCGCAGAAACGCCGCGGGAGCGGCCCATCCTGTTCAACGAACAGATGGTTCGAGCCATCCTGGAAGGCCGGAAGACGGTCACCCGCCGGGTGATGAAGCCGCAGCCCGACTTCCTCGGTTCAATGGTCGATCCCAATACGCCATTCAAGACGCTTGATGCCGGCCTGCACGCACGCATCACCTGCCCCTACGGCGAGCCCGGCGACCGGTTGTGGGTGCGTGAGACGTGGACTGACGTGAACATGTGCGGCGCACCGGCGCTGGCATATCGGGCGGACGAGGATATCCGCGATCTTATGGAGGAGCCGGGCTTTCTGGATGATCGCGGAGCCTTCAACTACGACGACCCGCGCGTCAAGCCATATCCATTTGCCTGCTGGTACGCCGAACTTGATCAGGCGCGCTGGCGGCCGAGCATCCACATGCCCCGTTGGGCCTGCCGCATCCTACTGGAGATCACCGCGGTGCGCGTCGAGCGCCTGCAGGACATCAGCGACCCAGGCGCGCTGGCGGAGGGGGTCTCGCACAGCGAAATGCACTCGGGCGACAGCCTAGTCGACGTTTTCGCGCGCCTGTGGGAATCCACCGGCGGCGATTGGGCCGCAAACCCATGGGTCTGGGTTGTCGAGTTCAAGCGGGTGACACCATGAGCGCCATCATCAGCGAATGCGGCCAGTACCGTTACCTTCTGACTCGCCCTGGCGACTGCCTGGCCGACAAAGGCACAGCGGTTTTCCTAATGCTCAATCCGAGCACCGCTGATGCCGAGCTCGACGATCCAACGATCCGGCGCTGCCGCAACTTCGCCTCGGCCTGGGGCTGCAACGGGATCGCCGTCGTCAATCTGTACGCCTTGCGCGCGACGAACCCGGCCGACCTCTGGCAGCACAGCGACCCAGTAGGCCCAGACAACGACTGGCGCCTGCGCGCGATCTCCCGAGAGTACACCGACATCGTGTGCGCCTGGGGCACCAATGCGAAGCCCGAGCGAGTAGAAGCCGTAACCAGCATCTTGACCGCCGCCGGCGGGCGCCTCTGGTGTCTTGGCACGACGAAGGATGGCCACCCGCGCCACCCTCTGTACGTGCCTGGAAATCAAGCGCTCCAGCCTTGGGCGCCGAGGGTAACGCCATGACCAGATCCAATGCGCCGCTGGTGCAGAGCGAGGCCGAACTCTGCGCGGCGTTCATCGACGAATTCAACCGAGTCCCCGGCTGGACCTGCTACCCGGAGACTGCCGGGTTCGACATCCTGGTGGTCCATGAGGATGGCCGGCAGATCGGCGTCGAGGCCAAGCTGCAGTTGAACGCCAAGGTAGCCGACCAGATCCTGCCGCAGTACTGGCAAGACCGGTACGGGGCGCCAGGGCCAGATCACCGCCTGGTCATTGTCGGGCGGATCACCGAGGCCAGCGCCGGCATCAAGCGCCTGCTTGAAATGTGCGGCATCGCGGTGCTCGCGCCGTCCCGCGGACACCGTCGGCGCGACGGCAAGTTCGTCGACTTCCCCGAGTTCCACTTGCGCCATTGGCTCCAGCACTTGGGCGGGCCGCAACTGTTCGACTGGAACCCCGCTGAACGCTGCCACGTCCCGATCGTGGTCCCCGACGTGCCCGCCGGCGTTCCGGCGCCGCTGCGCCTCACCGAGTGGAAGGAAGGCGCGCTGAAGGTGATCGCCACGCTTCGCCGCCAGGGCTTCATCACCACGAAGCAGATCGCCGAATGCGGCGTCAGCGCGACGAACTGGACACGATCCTGGCTCGACAAGGGGGCCGAGCGCGGCACCTGGGTTGAGTCGCCCCGCATGCCAGCGTTCGACCAGCAGCACCCCGAGGCCTTCACCAAGATCCAGCAGGCGCTGGACAAGAGCGCCCAGCCCACCCTCTTCACCTGAGCACCGCAATGAATCGCCCCACCATCTGCCGCACCACGGGCCAACGGATAGGCCTGTGCAAATGCTTCCGCTGCCGGCCGCCGGCGCCGGAGCAACCGGAGACACCGCAATGTCCTCTACCCAACACCAACTGATCGAGCAGTGCGCCACCCGCCTACGCGGCATCGTCGAAGCCCTGGACAACATCCACGACAACACCCCGCACCGCTGGTCGACGGACCTCGACGATGTTCACTCCTCGGCTGAAAGCCTGCTGGCCATGATCAAGGACCAGGCACCGACGCCCTGCATCGACTGCAAGGGCACCGGCTTCTGCAACAGCATTTCCGGCGAGGAGATCCGCTGCCCCTGCCACGCGCCCATCCAATTCGCCGATCCGGCGCAAACGCCCGTGGAGCAGTTCGAACAGGCACCGCCGTCCGAAGACCAGTTGACCGCCGCTGGCCTCAGCTACCCGCTTGCCAAGGAAGATGCCGTGAAGCTCTGGTACGCCGGCTTCAGGTCCGAAGTGGTCACTGTGCTCGAGGCCTGGGAGGCAATCGGACACGATATCGGCATGAACCCAAGCAAGGGCGAACTGCTCGATTCGCTGCGCTACATGCTGGAGAAATGCGAAGCACATGACGATGCCCTGGCCAGGGTCAAAGCACTCGAAGCCCTGGTCGCCGCGCGCATCAAGGATGTTCCCGTAGACGCTCCAGTAATTGCCGTGGTCGGCGACTTCAACGAAGAACAGGTTCACGAATGCAAGCGGTTCCATGACGCCATTCGGGCGCAACGCAACCCCAAGGCGATTGTGGTTTTCCTAAACTCTAAAAATGACATCCAGGCAGTGGACGAAGCTGCCATGTGCGCTGCCGGCTGGGTTCGCGCCGAAGCCCCTGTGGCTCAGGCCGAGCAGGCGATGGCGGAGAAGGACCCTTTCGGAACCAAGCTGGAGAATATCGCCAAGAAGCTCGACAGCACTCTGCGCGTGGTCGCCCAGGCTGGGCAGGTGCCGCAGGCATGGCTCGACGTGCAGGCCGAGCGACGGCGCCAGATCACCGTTGAAGGCTTCGATACCAGCAACGACGACGGTAGCGCTGGCCAGATCGCCCTGGCGGCCGGCTGCTACGCGCTCCATGCCGGCGGCATCGGCACCGACTGGCCGGACGGCGTTCGGAATGGCTCTGCACTGTTCTGGCCTTGGGACAAAGATTGGTGGAAGCCGACCACCCCACGCCGCGATCTGGTCAAGGCCTGCGCCCTGGCGCTGGCCGAGATCGAACGTCTCGACCGGGCCGCTCCGGCGGAAGGCGGTGACGCATGAGCATCATCCTCAAGGGTCACGTCCTCAACCAGCGCCAGCTCGACGCGATCACTCCGGTGATGAACGACCTGATCCAAGGACGGGTTGGCCAGGCGGGCTTCGAAGATGCCTGCCTCAAAGCGCTGGAGAACGCCGGCTGCCCACTGGGCTACGACACCACCATGCCAGGGGCCGGCTCCACCATCGAACAGCGGGCAACCAAGTGGCTGCGCGACGGGCAGGTCGGCGCGTCCTCTCGCGCCATCCACGATCACATGCTGGGCCTTACTCCGAAGCGTGGCTACTACGATCACCCCCACGACCCGGACGATCTGAATCGCTGCCTGCTTCTGCTGGACCTGATCCCTGAATGGAAGCCTCGCATGCGCGAAATGGCCCAGCACAGTACGGAATGGGCCGCACTGGCGAGCAGTTGGGAAAAGCTCACCAACCTCTTCCTGAGCGAAGCCGGCCTGGACTGGCAACGCAGCAGCGAAGCCCCGGAAACCTACGCGGCGATGCGATTCCTGCGGGGTGATGCATGAGAAAAGCTCTGACCGCCCTCGGCATTATCGCCGTCCTCGTCCTGGCCGTGGTGGGGCTGGTGGAGATATCCCCGATCATCCGCACGCTCGCAGCCTGGCAGGCGGGGTGCTTCGGATGAAGCAGAAACCAGGCATCGCCCTTCCCCGCTGGCTCCTGCGGACCACAACGATGCAGATGCACAGCGTCGACGTGGTACTTGTCATGGCCCTGGTGCTCCAGCACCACGGTACGGCCGACGCTGTTCGCCGCGCCGCCGGTCAGCTTCGCGACAGAGTATGTGCCGAGCACCGGCCCAATATGACCGCACTCGTGCGCATGCAAGATGACGCGGCGGCGCTGCAGGTAGCGCTCAACATCGTCCAGCGCGCCACCGACGCCCTGGGCATCCTGGCGGGAAAGCCGTTTCCGGCCAGACCTTCGCCCAGCGAAAGCCCACCGGATCAGGGGCACATGCCCGCCAAGGCTGGTCCCGTCACCGGTGAGCCGGTGCATCCTACCTGAAATCATCCATGCCCGCGGCCCAACGGAAAGGATCGCTATTTCATGAGGGAACAGCAATGTCCCTTTCCGAGTTTCTATCCCCTGACGAACTCACTGAATTAGTTGGAAAAAAGGTCGTGAGCAAACAGATCGAGTGGCTCGAAAATCACCATTGGAACTATGAAACCAACGCAGCGGGCCGTCCCATAGTCGGGCGGGTGTATGCGCGGTTGCGTCTGGCAGGCGTTCATCCCACAAGAACCACAGTTTCCGACCCCGCCTGGTCGCTCGACCTGTCGAACGTGTCCTGATATGCGGCCGAAGTCTACGAACCGAGACATGCCGCCCCGCATGTTGAAGCGTGTCCGAAAATTGAAATCGGGGAAAGTCTGGATCGGCTACTACTACAACGGCCGAGACGAGGAGGGAAATCGAAAGGAGATTCCGCTGGGTAGCGACCTGAACGAGGCGCGCACCGAATGGGCTCGCCTCGAACGGACGACAACGCCGAAGATTGTGCGCTACATGAAAGAACTGTTCGATCGCTACGAGCGCGAGGTCGTCCCGACGAAGGCTCCGCGTACCCAATTGGACAATCAAGCCGAACTGAGGCAACTACGGAAAGCCTTTGATAACGCGCCGATCACGGCAATTACTCCTCAGGTGGTCGCCCAGTACCGCGATGCCAGGACGGCGAAAACTCGTGGAAACCGGGAGATAGCACTACTCTCGCATGTCTTCACGCTCGCGAGGGAGTGGGGCTACATCGATGGCGAAAACCCCTGCGCCCGGGTGCGACGGAACAAGGAGAAGGCCAGGGACTACTATGCCTCCGACGATGTCTGGGAAGCGGTCTACACTCACGCCTGCCAGGAGCTTCGAGATGCGATGGATCTAGCCTATCTCACCGGCCAGCGACCTGCGGACACGCTGAAAGTCTCAACAGGCGATCTGGCAGGCGAGTTCCTGCTGGTTGCCCAGGGCAAGACAGGAAAGAAGCTCAGGATTCGCTTGCTCGATGGCGAACAGCCAACAGGGCTGGGCGTGTTCATCGACGGCCTGTTCGAGCGCCGGAAACTGGCCGGCATTACCAGTTCGCGCCTCATCACGAACCCATCAGGCCTCCGCATGAGCTACGCCATGATGCGAAATCGCTGGGACGAGGCACGAGCAGAAGCCGCCGCCCAAGCAGTGGCCGCCCGAGACGAGCCGCTTGCTGAACGAATCAAGCAGTTCCGCTTCAGCGATATTCGCCCCAAGGCAGCCAGCGAAATCGAGAACCTGGCCGACGCAAGCAAGCTGCTTGGCCACACAAAGGAACAGATCACGAAGAACGTTTACCGACGCGTCGGCGAGGTGGTAAGCCCGACGAAGTGAGGAGGAGTTGCGGAAATGATCGGAGAATTGCGGAAATGATCCGCTTTCCTGGGCAAGAAAAAAGCCCCGTAACTCACTGAGCTACGGGGCTTTCCTGTTGGAGGCTGAGGTCGGAATCGAACCGGCGTTCACGGATTTGCAATCCGGTGCATAACCACTCTGCTACTCAGCCTTTGAGCGAAGCGACATGCGTTTGGCATATCGCTGAAATCTCTTTCCTGACGCGACTTTGAACTTATAACCCTTTGATTTAAAAAGATTTTTAGCTCACCCATCGCTGGAATGGACGCAATTATGGACGGATTCGCCGAGCTTGGCAAGCGCTCTACGAAAAAAACTTTGCAGATCAGGCTATTGCGTAGCACAAGCCGGGAGAAACGGGCCCAGACGTCCGCGAAATGGGCCCGCAGCGACCGGCAACCGAGAGGCGCGTCAGGATCCGACGCGCCCTGCCCGGTAATCAGTTCGCCTCGGGGCTCGCTTCGGTTGCGGACGCTTCAGGTGTCGGCGCCTCCGTGGCGGCCGCTGCTTCGCTATCTGCCTGCGCACGCTTGGCGCGCTTCTCGCGCATCTGCTCGCGCTGTCGGCGAGACGCCTGCCGCCGCGCATACACCGCCTGCTCGGCGGTTACCTTGCCGGCAACCTGGCCTTGCAGATCCAGTCGCGGCGCATCTTCCACCATGCAACTCCAGTAGCGGCTGCCCTGGCACCAGGTGGCGATGGCCTGTTTCAGTTGTTCGGCGGTGATTCCCAGTAGCTCGAGATGCTGCTGCGCATCCTGGAGGATGCCCTGCTTGAGCGGAACCTTGGCCGCGGGGCTTTTCGGAAACGCCAGCGGGAAATGCCGTTGCAGCCTCCAGATAGCCTCGACTCCCGGCTCGACGGCTTCACGTTTCTTCGCGCGTCCCGCGGAGCTTTTGGTTTGAGCCGGTTTCGCCTGCGCCGCCTGTGCGCGCAGACGGTCTCTCAGCTCGGCAAGTTGTTCAAAACCCAT